GCCGACCTCAGTTCCGCCTACCTCCGTTCCGCCGACCTCCGTTCCGCCGACCTCCGTTCCGCCGACCTCCGTTCCGCCGACCTCCGTTCCGCCGACCTCAGTTACGCCGACCTCAGTTCCGCCGACCTCCGTTCCGCCGACCTCAGTTACGCCGACCTCAGTTACGCCGACCTCAGTTCCGCCAACCTCAGTTCCGCCAACCTCCGTTCCGCCAACCTCCGTTCCGCCGACCTCCGTTCCGCCGACCTCCGTTCCGCCGACCTCAATGACATCCGTAACGATTTCTGGTCCGTGCTTCTCTTTGCACACCGGGAGATCAAAGCACTCCGGATGGCTATCGTTGACGGCAAGATAAACGGCTCTGTCTACGCCGGTGATTGTGCGTGTCTCGTTGGCACCATTGCCAAGGCTCGCAAATGCGCCGTAGACAGCCTTGAAGGAAACTTGCGCCCGAACTCCAGCCGACCGGCAGAGCGCTTCTTTATGGGCATCAAGCCCGGAGATACGCCGGATAATAACCCGGTATCAAAGATCGTTCTTGAATGGCTCGATACGTTCGTCGCTCAAACCAAGTAACCAGCACCAACCATGAACATCACAGATCGCATCATGAACGCCATCATCTTCGGAGGCAACAGCAGTTTCGATGATGAGGGCAATCTCCAGCCCATCGTGCATCCGCTCTCAAAATCCAAATGTGCCTGCGGCGATTACGTCCGCGAAAAAGACCGCATAGAGCATCTTGCGACCGGCCACGGCCAGTTTGCACACCTTCCGCTTCCGTCAGACGAAGAGATCAACGCTATGTATGCAGTCGCCCAAACGGAATCAGCGGCTTTCCGCACAGCACACTCATGAAGAATAAGTTTGAAGGCTATTGCTATGTGTGCGGTGAAGTCGTTGAAGAGGAAAAGGGCATGGCTGTCCAGTTGCCTCGCAAGCCAGGAGACTCCGGCTGGGGCGCAACGAAGTGGGCGGTGCGGCACGAGCATTGCAAGCCACCTGTTGAGCAAACAAACGTAAACACAACGAACCAATGAAAACAACCATCACACGCAGTTTCAGCAAGACAAAGCAGCTCGGTGCTTATGAGCCGGTCAATTCGTTTTGCAGCATCTCTCAGGAGTTCGATGACACGGAGCCGGTGAACATCACCGTGCATCTTATGGAGCTTGACCGCCAGTGCCGCGAAGAAGTCGAGAAGACGATCAAATCTGAAATATCGAAACACGCCGTCGAGGTCGAAGCGGTAACCAAAAACATAACATTCTAAAAACATGAATTATCCCAAGAAAGAGAACATTGGTGGCGAGTGGGTGAAAGGCAGTGAAGTGCAGTCAGGTACGCGGTGTAAGCTCGCAAGCGAGACGAAGCCGATGCCGAGCCAGTTCCAAAACAAAGACGGTTCAGTCAAGATGCAGGACGTAGCGAAGATCCTTTTTAGCGGCGACGCCGAGCCAAAGAATATCAGCCTCAATCGGGCGACCATCAATGGCCTCGTTGACGCTTACGGCGAAGACTCGACGGCATGGCAGGGACACGTCCTCGTTCTTGAAACCGAGAAGGTGCGCGTCGCCGGTAAAGCGGTGACGGCCATCTACCTCGTGCCGGATGGCTACGAGCGCGTGGATGATGACAACGGATACACCGTGATCGTCAAGATAGGTTCAAAGGTCGCAGCGCCGGAAGAACTGCCGAGCATTGACCATGACGGCGACGGCTTCTAAACGAACACCAAACACAACATGACATTCGAAGCCAAAGTGGGAGACAAGGTAAGGCTTAGAAAGGGCGAGTATGAGCATCAACGAACCAAATGGAAGGACAGCATTGGAACGATCACGAGAATTGATTCTGATGGTTGGATGTAGGTCGAGAGTGGAGGCTATACGAACGCCTATAAGTACAACCATCTTGAACTCATTGAGCCAAAGACGTCGTATCACGCCGAGCTTGATCGCCGAGCGACTATAGATATGTTCAAGGATGTCTGGGGGTGGAACTTAGGCCCCACAACAACGGAACTCCTTGCTCAGATGGCCGGATACCAATACAAACCCCAACAAACAATCACAATGAAAATCACCAACGCATTCAAAAAGTTCCTCTCAGCAGACCTCCAAGCCGCAGTCAAAGCGGGATACCGCGACGACGGTTTGAATCTTACCCCGGCAGGACAGAACGCCGCTATCGAGGCATTGCTCGACGCAACCCCAGCGGCGCAGACGGCATTCACCGCATCAGCGAACGAGATCGTCGCAGAGCAGTCAAAGTAAAGCTAACCAGTCGCAAGGCACGCTCCGACACATAAGCGCGGGGCAAGAACCGGGTCACCGTTTATGGCGTGCCTTCCCGATAAGAGTTCGGTGAGGACTGGCGAGAATGTTACCTCGCCAGTCCTCCGGGTTAGAGTCTAGCGAAAGAGGAGCATTAGCTCATGGATAGTCACCGTATAGACAAAAGCCACGAACACCACCAGAACAGCAACTTCAATAACGAACAACTTGATGCGACCAAACATAACAACCTTTTCCGGGCAAGCCATGCGTTCAGCTTTTCCTAAAGATGGTGTTTCAAAGTTTGTTTATTGGGTGCTTTCCTCCAATATCCTCGTAAGTCGTTGACATCAAAAGACCTACATCCGTACGCTAAAAACTCACTAACTAACGATTCCAATTTAGCCATGCAACAAGACACATCATTCTTCGCTTACAAGGTCGCTACACAGAACCTTGGAGCCAAACAGAAAACAGTCCTCGACGCCCTGCGCTACTTCCCGAATGTGACGAACGCCGAGCTTGGACAGCATCTCGGCTGGCCCGTGAACCGTGTCACGCCGCGCGTTTTAGAGATACGCAAGATGGGCTTGATCCTTGACGCTGGGAAGCGCACTTGCAAAGTCACCGGCAGCACTGCTCATTCATGGAAAGCTAAACATCCGGTGCTACCGGAGGCGTTCCCGCAAACCCCAAAGGCCGAACCAAATCAATCATCACTATTCGCATGAAGCAAAAGAAAGGCAAAGTGACCATCAAGCGATTCCTCCGCAAGACGGCTGCCGGCAAACACGCGTGGTACGAAGCGGAAATTGCCGATGAGAACGGGACGGCAACCGTTGAGATCAGGAAGCAGATTTCAAGCGATCTACGGAGCCAATAGCACCCTTGCTTTGGCATCAGAGACGTTGTTCAAGCCACGCGCGATAACGTACGAGCAGCCGATCAAGGATGCCCACTGTGCCAAGACAACATGACTCGGAACCATGCCAAAGGCGATAGAGAAGCCTGAGACTATCCCGATCATCACCTCAACCATTCCATACCAACGCTGATTCCTCTGCTTGAATCTATGGGCCACGAATCCCATTGTCGCTATGAACAATCCGATGATGAATTGGCTAAGATGAGCGCCCAGGACTCGCGCCATCGCAGCATAGATCGCGGGCATGTGTGGCGATATTTTATGAATAGAGAGAGTGACTAGACCGCCAGCAGTCGCTTTCAGGATGAGATCAGCGATATGCCTCACATACTTCTTGCGCCGATCCACCGACCATGTTCTCCAAAAACGAATATCCATACTTTCTCCATGAAACGCCAAATCAACATCAGCATCGAGTGCGCTGAGGAGCGCCACGACGATTGCGATACGTCCGTCCTACCGACTGAGCATGACGGAAAATACAAGCCCTGTGACTGTGTTTGTCACAGTCGGTTTATTACGAGCCGGGGAATGCAGATCAGTCATAAGAAACACTAACGCACCACCCCATTGAAGGAATCGGAAATACAGAGGACGATCCTCGATTACCTAACCCTCAAACGGATTTTTCATTACCGGAACAACAGCGGCGCGTTCGTAATGCCGGAAACGGCGACCCATAGTCGCAGGTTCTTCCGTGCCGGCGTGGTTGGAGCGCCTGACATCGTGTGTGTTGTAAAAGGGCAGTTCGTCGGCATTGAGGTCAAAGCACCAAAAGGACGCCAGAACGACAACCAGAAGGAGTTCCAGCGCCAGCTAGAAGCTGCGGGAGGGCTTTATATACTGGCGTATTCGCTGGAAGATGTTCTGTCGCGCTTTTGAGATTTGGAGTTCGCGATCCGCCGCGCCCAAGACGGATGCATGGATATTGTTATAGTTATTTCGAAAAGGCAGAAACTCACCCGTATTGCCGTATTCCTCTGTTGCATCCGTCCACAGTTTAAATATTGTTAGGAGCATCGGACTTCGCCCGATGAACAAGCGGTCGCGCATCACAGCCAAAGCGTCAAGGTGTGCTGTGTGAAGCTCTTTCTCTTCGTCACCACTTCGCACTGCTCCAGGCGCTTGAAGACGAATGATCGTTCCGTACGATCGGGTCAGAATAGCTAGGAGTTCGCGGTATTCTTGTTTCTTATTATCGAGTGTCCATTGCTCGCGTTGCCACGATTTCGTAAGATATTGACCGATAGCGATGCCGAGTAGCGGGCCAATCGCCGCCCAACATGCCAGCACGAGCGTTATATGTGGATGCGGATCAGGCGGTTGCATATCTCTCCGTCTTTGGTATTGGTTTGCGCTGCAATTGTACCCGCGATCTTATTGAGGATGCTCGGCGCGGAACTTCGCCACATTGCGACGATTCCAACAACGCTTGGGCCACCACGGACGCTTCGCAGGGTTGAGTGCCATGCGCACCAGCTTGTCATTCACCACGTTGAACCGTTTAGCAAAGGTCACATCGTCAATGTTCAACTTTTCAAAATTAGTGACAGCGGAATCCCATTCGCCAAGTATGTCGGCCTCTGCAAGCTCATAAGCAATGAAGATGCGATCACGCAGCACCCGGAATGCTTCAACCTTGATGACCTCCAGCTCTTTCACCATATCTTCGTTGTAGAGGGATGTCCCTTCCATCCTGTCTACTCGAATGATCGCCATATACGCGGTGGTCACGGCGCTCAAGACATCTTGATAATCCTGATAACGCTTATCCCGTAGCCACTGTTCATGCTGCCACGACCGGGTGAAGAGATGGCCGACGAGGATTCCAGCGACTCCCACGCCTGCCACGACGAGTGCAGTTGTGCTCGGTTGCATACATTCTCCCTGTGCATTGACAGTTTCGAGGGTAATTGTACGATTAGATCATCCCCTCATGACTCACCAGCGTTTCAAGGCCGCACTCCGTGTGCATTTCATTATTCTCATCACCTGCCTTGAGATTGCCGCAGCCATCCAGATCGTGAGGGGAATCCTCGCGAAATAACCACCCATCCCAATGAGCCGCAAATACGACCGACAAATGAAGATTAACCAGCAAGTCGCGGACATCCTCCAGGACCCGCAGACATTTCTATACCTCGCTGGGAAGATCATCCGACGCAAACCAAAGTACCTGCCGTGGTTTATCTGGAAAGCGGCACTCTCGCTCGTGCTTACCCCGTTCGCTAAGAAACCTATGCGCATACCAAATGCCCCCGAAACAACTGCCTAACCTCGTCCTAGAGCTTGCGGACACGAACATTCCATGCGACCCGTGCAAACTGCCGTGCATTGACCGGCATTACGTTGTCGCCCAGCCCACGGATTACAACAAACGGACGAAGACCATGAAGAAGGGAGCAAAGATGTTGCTCTTCACTGTGAAGGCGAAAGACTTCAAGAAGATGGGGAAAGCCGTCATCGAAGACGCGAAAAGCTATCAATTCAAGAGCTAATGGCACGACCATCCACATTCACCACAGAGCTAGGAGATCAGATTTGTTTACGAATATCCGAGGGTGAGAGCTTACGGACGATATGCGGAGAAGAAGAAATGCCAGCGGCATCAACGGTCTTCCTTTGGCTCATTGACGAAGTTGATCCGGCCAAGAAGCTGTTTTCAGAGCATTACGCGCGCGCACGGGCATCACAAGCTGAACTGATGTTCGATGAACTCCTAGAGATCGCCGACGACAGCACTGACGATCACATGGTTGTGAAGTTGAACGGCCACGATCAGGTCGTTGAGAATCGCGAGTTCACTACCCGCTCCCGCCTCCGCGTTGATACTCGAAAATGGTATCTCTCCAAGGTTCTGCCGAAGAAATTCGGCGATAAGCTCGACCTTACAAGCGACGGTAAAACGCTACCAGCCCCGATCTATGGCGGACTAAGCACCGACGCAAATGCAACAAGCACTACCCCTCCAAGCGAAGCCGTTTAGTTTCTCCAATACGACCGCGACCAAAAAGGTATTCGCCCTTCGTAAGCGAATCCGCGCGGTTGCCGGTGGAACCTCAGCATCGAAGACCATATCCATCCTGATATGGCTTATTGACTATTGCCAAACGAACCGGGGCAAGACCGCATCGGTTGTTTCTGAGTCGTATCCGCACCTCGAAAAAGGAGCGATGCTCGACTTTGAAGGCATCATGAAGGATCGCGGCTATTGGAACGATGATCGCTGGAACCAGACCAAGCACACCTACACGTTCGAGACAGGATGCAGGCTTGAGTTCTATGCGCCGGACACCTATGGCAAAGCACACGGCCCACGCCGCGATGTTCTCTTCATCAACGAGGCCAACAACCTTGATTACAAGATCGCTGACCAGCTCATCATCCGTACCCGCGAGATCGTGTGGATGGATTGGAACCCGACGAATGAGTTTTGGTTCTACACGGAGATGCAAGGACGGCGCGATGACATTGACTTCATCACGCTCACTTACCTCGACAACGAAGCGTTGGGCCAAACGACGATCAACGAGATCGAATCCCACAAGAATAACAAGTCGTGGTGGCCGGTCTATGGATTAGGACAGCTCGGCGAAGTTGAAGGGAAAATCTACAAGGACTGGCAGATCATTGATGCCATCCCGCACGAAGCACGGTTAGAACGCTACGGCCTCGACTTCGGCTATTCAAACGATCCAAGCTCGCTCGTTGCGATCTACCGCTATAACGGCGGCTACATTGTTGATGAAATCCTCTATGCAAAGCGCATGAGCAACAAGCAGATCGCCGACACGTTGCTCAATCTCCCGCGTGCGTTGGTTATCGCCGATTCTGCCGAGCCAAAATCCATTGACGAGATCAAGGGATATGGCTTGAACATCATCGGCGCTCAAAAGGGCAAAGATTCGGTCAACAACGGCATCCAGCTTGTCCAGGCGCAAGCAGTATCAGTTACCAGCCGGTCGCTCAACATCATCAAGGAATATCGCAACTACCTGTGGATCATTGACCGAGACGGCAAGGTGACGAATGTACCGGAGCACGAATACAGCCATTCGATGGATGCGATCCGGTATGCCATCGTATCGCTCACGCACACGGTTTCATTCGTGCCAGCACCGACGACGGGGCTTGTAAAGCCGTTTCCGGGGATGACGGCTTAGGGTATTATCGGACAACCGGCCCCCAGCATCAGATTTAGCTTTGAAAATCATCATCGAGGAGAAGTCATGGTTTTTAGGCAATCCCTTACCGTTTTTGTGTGCGCATTTATGAGCATTTCGACTATCCATGCGCAAAAGAACAGCGCACTCAACAAAGTGCTCAACGCCGAAAACCTGACACCGGTACCAGCCGGAAACCCAGACTATAAGCCTGGCACTCTTGTTGTTTTCAGGAGTGGTGCAAGTCCTGACCCTAATTTTCTAGACAAGGCGATTGCAAACATGACTGCGCAACCCGCGCAGCTAACGATTACTGGCTTCACCATGAAGACCGATAATGAGTTTTCACTTGCGGCGACGCTATTCGGCGTTCCGGTAAAACCCTCGGTTTCACACGGAACAACGTTGACGACGGACCCAATGCAGCTACAGGGATGGGAGCTATCACCGGAAGCACTCGCAGCAATCACCGATCCTAATTCGCCGACGTTCAAGAAGGCCGAAGACCTTTGGAATAACAAGCTCGGCTGGAAGAACTGGAAACTATACGTCATCAAAGCTGTCTACACCACATCGCACGTCAAGGTCTCATCGTCAAACTCAACTGGCATCAGTTTCGGTGACAATAACTGCGACAAGAGCAAAACGACCGATAGTGCGTCTGACACCAAGAACAAAAACGCGAGTACGCCTTCAACCAATACAGCCGGTCAACAAGGGAAAAACACAAAGACCAATTCGTCGGATTCAAACCCCATCGCGAGTGACGTCAATGCTGTTGGCACTCAGACAACGAGCATCATCAACGCGGTCGATGGCAAGAGCGGTTCGGGATCAGGTGCTTCCGGCAACAGCTCAGGCACCAAGGGTGGAAGTTCAAGTAGTACGAGTCCCCTGATCGCCAACATCTTCAAAGATATTGCTCCGAGCATCAGTGTCTGCCCATCATCAAGCAGCAATGTACAAATCGACACTACTTCACCTTTTCCGGTTGCGATGATCGTGGAAGAGATCAGCTTCGAAAGGGATTTCGTACGAATGAACCTGCTTCCGAAACCCGTGAACAAGTGGTAAGGGATATGGGGATTCGCGCATTCGCGTGTGTCTCCTTCCCTGACTTATCCCCACCCTCATAGCTCTTGCGCTCTCCCGTGTGGCAATCATACTCAGCGTATACCCATGGTTGAACCGCTCACCATAGACCAAATCGCCAAGAACCAAGTCGCTGACTTGTATTGGCGCATGAGGCGTCACCCGCAATGGACGCTCAATTACGAACTCTATCGCGATACCGTCATCATCAACCGGCTCACGCAACGGCAGTCCGTGAACGTACCGTACATGAAGAAGACGCTCAAAACGTATCTCACGCAGACCAATTGGCCGGTAGACATCGAGTTCGAGGATAAGGGCAACGACCAGAAGGCCGAGCTTTTCTTGAACGCCTACTGGACTGAGGTCGCCGACCGCGACCGCCTCGACATCCTTGAGGAAGTTGATCGCAAACAGGAATGGCTTTATGGCCGTTCATTCATGAAGATCAATATTCTCGACGGCTGGTTACATCTTGAGGTTATTGACCCCCAGGACGTATTGCTTGACCGCTATATGAATCCGTGGGACTTGCAATCAGGCCGCAGGATTTCTCATATCGGCATCTATCGCTCCATCTCAGAGATCGAATTGAATCCGCTTTACGACAAAGCCGCAATCAACGAACTCCGTACATTCTTTGCCACCAAAGCAGGACTCATCATTGCCGGACAGAACGCGCAGATCGTCGCAGACCGCGCACAGCGAATGCTCGATATGGGCGTTCCTGATGTCCAGAATCCCATCGTTGGCGAAACGTATGTTGAATTGAACGAGATTCAACAAAAGGTATGGGATGAGGATAACCAGAAGGACGTGGTTATGGTGATCGTCACAGCAAATGCAAATCAGATCATCATGCAGAAGCCGCTTGATGAAATCCTTGGTATCAACATGTTGAGCTGGGCAAGCTGGGCAGGTGATACCGAACGCACCGATTGTTGGAGCGACGGCGGCGCTGACTCCGTTCGCGGCTTGAACCTTGTCGCGAATGCCCGTTGGAGCCAGAAAGTTGAGAACGGCCAGCTCGCGAACTACGGTATGCAGTTCTATGACTCGACAGCGAAAGAAGGCTGGGTACCCGTTGGGTATGACCCAGCACCGTTCGGCTTTTACCCGTTGCCGGGACCGCCGAAAGACGTTCTCCAGACTGTCACTATCGCGCCGATGGCGGACGTGTTCAACGAAATGGATTGGATTGACGGCGAGATTCAAGGCGTCACTGGCGCGACGGCAGTTGAGTCCGGTGATCCCGACCCGAATGCTGGCGGCGCACAGCAAACCGCCC